TTTTGCAGAGAGGGTCAATAACACCACGCTTGAAAAACTGACAAGGACATTGACTGAAGGAATTGAACAGGGTGAAGGCATCGGCAAGTTGACAGATCGTGTTAATGATGTTTATGCAGAATATCCGACTTCAAGGGCAGAACTGATTGCAAGGACGGAAACCACCGCTTCAAACAATGAAGGTCTTTTGGCAGGCTATGAACAGTCAGAGGTTGCCACGCATAAGGAATGGATTGCCACGCTTGATGCAAGGGTTCGTCCTGAACACGAGGCTATGAATGGTGAAACTGTGAAAGTCAGGGAAAAGTTTTCAAACGGTTTGATGTTTCCGCAAGAGCCGAATTGCCGCTGTGTGATTGCGCCAGTTTTTCAGGAGTAAAATTGGCTTGACAACAATTAGTATGCTATAATAAAAACATGAGCAAAATGATTTATAAAGATTTTGCGGTTAACATTAAAAGCGTTGACGAAGATCAGCACATTATCAGGGCTGTCTTTTCAACTCCGATTGAAGATAGAATGGGTGAGGTTATTGATCAATCGGGTTGGTTGCTTGATGAATATCTTAAAAATCCTGTTGTGCTTTTTGGCCATGATCACTTTCGTCCTTCAATTGGACAAATGGTTGATCTTGCCGTTATTGAAGGAAATCTTGAAGGCGAAGTTAAGTTTGCTGTTGATGAATACGATTTCGCAAAAACTATTTATAATCTTTATAAAGGCGGTTTCATGAGAGCTTTTTCGGTTGGTTATCAAAATCTTGAAGCCGAAGCGGGGGAAGACGGGACAATGATCCACCGGAAGAATGTTTTGTTTGAGATCTCTTGCGTAAATGTTCCTGCAAACGCATTGGCATTGGCAAAATCAAAAGGCATTGATGTTTCTTGTTTGGAAGAAAAATCTGTTGTTGCTTATCATGGTTTTCCGACTGCCGATGAAAACCTTGAATGGTCAGGATCTGAAGCGGAAATGAGAATGAGAAAGTTTTGTGGCGGCCCGGACAAAGAAGAAATGGATTTTTCAAAATACAAAGAAGGCTTTGCATGGTTTGATGAAACAGACGAAGACAATTTAAGAGCTTACAAATTGCCGCATCATGATATTATTGACGGCGGGATGAAAACCGTTTGGCGTGGAGTGGCTGCGGCAATGGCGGCTTTACTGGGCGCAAGAGGCGGCGTCAATGTGCCGGAGGCCGACAAGAAAGAGGTTTATAATCATCTTGAAAAACATTACAAACAGTTTGATAAGGAAGCCCCCGAATTCAAATCTTATACTGAAGAAGAAATTGAAAAAACATTTCCTGAACTATCACAAAAGTATGGCCGTGTTCTTTCTTCAAAGAACAGGAAGATAATTGAAAATGCCAAAATTGCCCTTGAGTCGGTTTTGGAAACAGATGATGAGCAAAGAAGTGCTGATAAGCGAGGATTAGAAAACAAAGGTCGGACACCCCTTGCCTCGCAGGGCAGTTTGAAAAAAAGGATCGCAGTTAGAACGATTAGAAAAGCCATTAGGTCATTATTAACTACTTAAAATACTGAAATGAACTTAAAAGATATTTTAGAAAAAAATCCCGCTGAATTGACTGATGAAGAAAAGGATTTCCTTTTGGAACATCAGGCGGAATTGTCAGAAGATGACAAAGAAAAGTTTGCCGATGTTTTGGGTCTTGACGAAGAAGGTGTAAAAGCCTTGATCGCCGAAGCCGCCAAAGACATTGTGCAAAAGAAAGTTGATGAGATCTCAAATCAACTCATCAGCAAATTCCTTTCAGGTGCGGCCGCTATGCGGAAGAAAGCCATTGAAACCGGTAAGCCAGCCGAAGATCCGAACAGAGATGTCACCAGAAAATTCTTGCAGGCTTTAGTTGCAAGAGATACTGTCACTCTTAAGGCTTTGACGACTTCTTCAAGCGACACTCCGAAAGCAGGTTATTTGATCCCGACTGAATTGCAGAAAGAGATCTTAAGGATTGCCGCAGGTGAATACGGCGTTGCGAGGAAGGAAATGCGTTATCTTCCTTTCACCGGCCCGGGCAATACAAGACAGATCCCGACTCTTGGCACTTCCGTTTCTGTTTCTTGGGTCAACGAAAGTTCGGAAAAGCCAGGCGTTCAGCCGCTTTTCGGACTTGTCAATCAAACATTGAAAAAGTTGGCTGCCATTGTTCCTTTGACTGAAGAATTGTTAGAGGACAGCGCCATTAACTTGACGCAATTGATTGCGACTTTGTTTGCCGAAGCGATTTCCAAAGCTGAAGATGATGCTTTCTTTGCAGGCACTGGTTCACCGTGGACTGGTATTTTGAACAATGGATCAGTCAATGTTGTGAACATGGGAACTGGCGAAGGATTTTCAGCTATGACTGCTGATGATCTCTTGGACATGATTGACAAGACTCCTTCAGGTATGTTGCAAGGTTCAAAGTTCTACATGAATAGAACAATCCTGTCAGTCATTCGGAAATTGAAAGACACCAGCAATCAATACATCTATCAAAATCCTGGTGGCGGATTGCCAGCGACTGTTTGGAATTATCCGGTGGTCACTTGCGATGCTTTTCCTGGCATTACTGCGACAGCCGCTTCAAAAACTTTCGTGCTTTTTGGAAACTTGCAGAAGGCCGCCGTGTTGGGTGATAAGCAGGAAATGAGAGTTATGCTCTTGGATCAGGCGACAATTACAGATACTGACGGCGAAACCGTCATCAATCTTGCTCAACAGGATATGATTGGTATCAGAGTTGTTGAGAGGGTTGGTTATGTTTTAGCCCTTCCTACTGCCGTGACTGTTTTGAAGACTGGTGCGGCTTCCTAAATCTTTGGGGGTTTGGCATTGGCGATCTTTACAGGTCGCCATGCCAGATCCTCATCAAAAAATCATGCTGTCAATTTATAAAGACAAAATGATAAAACAAAGCCTTAACAAGTCGGACAAGGCTGAAAAAATTAAAGTCAAAAAAAGAAATGGCTGCAACAATGGAAATTTGCGAGTCAAACGGGGCGGGCGAAACAATAACCCATAACATCACAAATGCCAATATGGGTAATGTTGATGCCGCAAGTTTAGATCCAGTCGTTTACCCAGTTACGCCAGGCAATAACACTTTTGAGAAGTTTCAAAGGTTTCATGTCACGGCAATGGGAGGTTCTTCAAAGATTGACAATCTTCAAGTTTGGCGGACTGGCGCTTTAGGCGGTTCTGCCACACATCTGACGAACGCAAGGACTTCATCTTATGCAGGTGCTTTGGCTTATGCGACACCAGACACGACAGAAGCGGCGACTTCAACTCAAACAATGCCATCAGCAGATCCTGCCGCCGCGAACTTGGGAATTGGTGGATCATTAACAGGTGCTTTGACAGCTACAGGCTACTCGGATTATCTTAATCACATCATCAAGACGAATGTCGCCGATGTAGCAGGATCAACAAGCACAATGAATTACCAATATGATGAAACAGCATAAGTGCGGACAGTGCGAAAAGTCATTCAAGACGGAAAAGGAATATCTTGATCATGTCTGTGTCAGCGGTTTCAAACCGACACAGCCTGAAAACTTGGGCGAACAGTTTATCAAGATTTCCGAAGCCGCTTTGAAGCGTGGTGAAGCTCGCAAATAAAAATTAACCTGTGCAATTCAATGCACTTGCGGGGCAACTCAATGCCAAGAAAAGATCTTGGCGTGATAGCCAGGATTTTTTCAATTAAAATTATGAAATACTATTTTGAGAAGGAAGGGGAAAAAGAAGAAGTGAAGATTGAAAGGTGGGTTTGGGGCGTGATTTATAAAGACGACACCGAACTTCACCAGTTTGACAATTCAGGTAGGTTTCATCAAATCGGTGAAATTGATCAGGATCAGGTGAAAATGGCTTGCCTTTACAATTTTACAGAATGGCAGAAGAAAAAAGATTTTTCAAAGATGTCAAAAATAATCTATCTGCCATTCCAAAATCAGAGAGAGGACGGGTCAAAGATGAAGCTGATCCACAAATACAGAAATATCAGACCAGCAGGTTATGACGAATTTGCCTTTAGGATTTATATGTTCGGCTTCACATTCGGAAACAAACAATGCTTTTATTATGTTTTGCCGAATGACAGGATCGTTGTCAGTCCTGAAGATAATATTGATTTGACGCTTTTTAATCTTGAACAAAAATGATAGATCCGAGAGAACTTAAAAGACTGAAGTTTGAAGCTTGGGCTAACAGGCCGCTGGTGAAAGCCGGACGGTTTTTGCAGTTTGTCAGAGATTTCTTCTTTCCGCCTAAAGACAAGGTTTTTGTTGATAACATTACACAAATTCGTGGGAGTAAATATGGAAAGATCATTG